GTTACATCCAGCTCCGGGAATACCGGCTCGTTTGCAAAGACCGTGGAGCTCAAGGATGCCCAAGTTTTCTTGGACACGTTGAGTCCCGTGATCATTGCATTCGCCAGATCGTTGGTCGCGTTTGCGACTTCACGAAGATTGGTGAACCACTCTACAACAAAACTACATGGAAGTAAATCCCATGCAGTCTGATATAGATTGGCCCAGGCGATCTTACTCCTGATACTTCCGTCGCCAAGTCCTTTCAGCAGTTCCTGCGCGCGAAATCGTGCGTAGACCTTGCCTCGAAGGACTTGACGGACCGACACCAAGCCTGCTCGGTACCGTTCCGGGATTAGCGACATAACTGTGTCAAGGTTATGCTGCCAAATCTCATTCAGGTACTCGAAACGGGACGTACGGCGCGTCACTGGGGTTGGAAACCACAGCGGCACACCGGAAGCCTCGTAAACAGGCCCATAGCTGGTCTGCACCAGGCCCTCGGGCTCGACGCCCTGGAACCAGGATAGCAGATGATTCTCTGGAATGTCCAGAGACCAGTCTACTGAAGAGCGGTAACTTACTGGGATACTAGTGTCGACTAGTCGCTGATGCGACCGTTGCGCTAATAGCTCAGGGCTACCAACTCTAAAGGTGCGGTACAAGGATCGGTTCTCCCAGAAGTGGAGACCTTTCTTGCGTATTAGTTGGTCCAGTCCGCGACGACACGTCATAACATAGTCGTAGCCCTTGTCAAGGACGGCGGCTATATCAGACTGCGTAGGAGCAACCGCAAACTTGTAGGCTAAATACATGCCTGCAAGGACGCGGAGGCCCGTACGTTTCGTCACTATTTGACGTGTAGCTCGCTTAAGACCGACCGCCCTCAGGGCGGCCGATGTTGGGCGAGTGCTACCTAGGAGAACTGTTCGTTGGGCACCGCTCATCGAAGCTTTCGTGAGCAGTGTCTTGTGACCAGAACTCGTTATGACCTCATAGTACTCCTCGCCTAGGGACTCACGCGCGAAGCGCATGAACTCCCGGCCGGTGCGTACTGTGTCGGGTACGTCCTTCTGCTCAAGAAGGGAACGGAAGGGATTGAACTCGAGTACATCTCGACCCAAGCGGAGATTAAGTAGTGCCAGTCTTGCAGATTGCAAGCGGTCTACCATATCCTGCTCGAGGCCAGGTATATCATCGAGTACTTCCACCCGTATCCCTACAGTATCATGGAGGCGCATCGAGCGCCTCTCGAGGCCGGAATCATCCACGATCTCAGGCTCATAGCCGCCACCCTGACTGTACTCCCAGCGCCGACAAGGCGCGAGGAGGGTCAGGTAGAGCGACGTTGAGCAACGGAACTCCCTTTCGGGAATTACGGAGGGTGGTTGGTCCCAGTCTCCTAACGACTGCAAAGTGGCGTAGGTTACGCCACCAAAGCTATATCGATGGGCACGGATGCCCGCCGGTAAATAGCCATCGTCGACTAGCCCCTGACTGGGGAAGCCGTCAAGCGTCAGTTGGCGCGGACTCGTAGATCGGTTTAGCGGGGCCCATTCCACATCTTGGGAGTAGCACATCGGCTTACTCTCATTGTGGTAATAGAGCTCTGCCAAACTCGATTTTATTGAGTCCAAGCTCTTCTGTAGCTTGAGCAGTCGCGGACGGATACTGTTGAGCCTACGCGACCAATCCGCGCGTATCAAGTCCCAGCGGCGTCTTGGATAGGCCTTGAATTCCTTTTCAGGAACCTTGGTCCAGCCAAAGTGGCCAGCGGGGAAGATCGTCTTGCGGATAAAGTAGAGTCCGTCACGCCAATAGCGATAGGGCCTGCGTTCCCATTCGGGATGAGCAGCCCACTCGGCCAATTGGTGTGTGTAGGACTCCCGTTGCTGCACTCTCAGTGTGGTCAGCTGAAGCATTCGCTTCAGCCATTCCTCCTTAGAGACAAGTTCTATGCTCCGCCACTGAGGGACCCATCGGTAGACGGGTCTCGACGGTTCACGCACGAAGCGGGGCGGCCTTACGGCTACCCAACCTCGTGTCATGACTGTGTGGCGTCGCACAACTCGGGCATATTCATGCTTCGAGATCTTCTGACGGAGCTCCTTAATCTCCGCCTGAACTTGTTTTTTTGCTTGGCGCAACTTCGCTAGTTTGATCCTTAAGGACGGATCGGACTGGAACATGATCGTCTCAGTATTATGCTCAGGATTGAGCGGGCCGCATTCGAGCTCGTCTTGGTTAAGGAATATCTGGGTGGTCCTCTCGGACTCCCTCTTCTGGAGAAGAGGGGCCGAGGGTGCCATACCAGGATAGACCCGCCTTTGACGAATCGTCAGCAGTTCCTTCTTTCCTGTGTATTTTACTGGTTCTTTCATGTTGGCTCCAACTGAGTCTATGACTCATCTGCGTAATGCAGCGCGGCGAAACGCCGCGGGGGCGGCCCACTCGGG